ATATCTTTCCAAACTGCAACAACTCCTGATTCTACAAGTGAGGCTATGCGTATAAATAGGTCAGGAAATGTTGGAATAGGAACGAGTAGTCCTTCAGCACCTTTAGATGTTGATGGTAACTTTATTTTTAAATCACCTGCAAATACTTTATATGGTAATTTTGATGCTACAACACAATCCTATGCTGCTTTTAGATTACAAGCAGCAGGTTCTAGTTATGGCTTTATAGGTCAAACAAGTTCTTTACTAGCTTCAGGTGGTTCAAATACAGCTTTAGGTTTAAGAAGTGAAAATGAGTTTGTTATAGCTACTGGTGGCTCAACAGAAAGAATGCGTATTGATTCTTCAGGTAAAGTTGGTATAGGAACGACTAGTCCTAATGCTATGTTGAATGTTGCTGGCACTATACGAGCAGAAAATGAAAGATTTTTAGCAGGTAGAGAAGATGCTTCTGCACCAGCATACGCGTTTCATGATGATGCTGATACAGGAATGTTTAATGTAGCATCAAATATACTTGGATTTTCTACTTCAGGCACAGAAAGAATGCGTATTGATAGTGAAGGCAATATTTTGATGAACAAAACCACACACAATCAAAACAATACAGCAGGTGTAGATATTACAGCAGAGGGTGCTGTTGTAGCTACCAATGATGGTGGTGTAAGTTTCTTAGGTAATAGAACAAGCTCTGATGGAATAATTATACTTTTAAGAAAAGATAACACTACTACTGGTTCAATAGGTACAGCAGGTACAAGCATGACTTTTGGAACAGGTACTAATGGTGCTGAAAAAATGCGTATTGATAGTTCAGGTAATGTATTAATTAATCAAACCACTTCATCTCCAGTTAATGTCGGAGTGCATAGGCTTGTTGTTGAATTAGATTCAGGTACGAGAGGTATTGCTGTGGGTGCAGATGGACTTACAGACTCAAGAACACCTATTACTTTTTATAATGATAATGGAACAGTTGGCTCAATTACTACAAGTGGCTCATCAACAGCTTATAACACATCTTCAGATTACAGATTAAAAGAAAATGTTAATTATGTATTTAATGGTCTTGAAAGACTTAAAAAATTAAAACCAGCTAGATTTAATTTTATAGCTGATGCAGATACAACAGTTGATGGCTTCTTAGCACACGAAGTACAAGAAATAGTGCCTGAAGCTGTTTCAGGAGAAAAAGATGGCGAAGAAATGCAAGAATTAGACCAGAGTAAATTAGTTCCGCTACTAGTAAAAACAGTACAAGAACTAGAAGCAAGAATAACGGAGTTAGAAGGATAACATGGCATTACAAAAAGTAGTAAGAAATATGTTAAACACAGGAGTCTCAGACTCAAGCGATGCAACTGCTATAACTATTGATAGTAGTGAAAATGTTACATTTGCAGGTACAGTTGCTTTAGGTGATAATAAAAATCTTTTATTAGGTGCAAGTGCTGATTTAGGCATAAAACATGATGGCTCAAATAGTAAAATAGAAAATAATACTGGTCATTTGTTTTTCATTAATGAAGCTGATGATAAAGACATTATATTCCAAGGAGATGATGGTGGCGGTAATCTTATAACTGCTCTTACCCTTGATATGTCAGAAGCAGGTGCAGCTACTTTTAACAGCACAGTTAATGGACTTACTTTAGCAGCAGGAAGCATAGCAACTTCAACCTCACAAAACTTTGCAATAAATACGCCTAATTCTCTAAGAATAAATATAGACTCAAATGATAGTGCAACTGACCAAGTATTTGTAATAGGAAAAAACCAAACAGGTGTTGATGCAAGTAATAATGTTTTATTTAAAGTTGGAGAAGATGGCAATGTAGTAATAAATACAGATACTAATTCATCTTTATCAATTAAAGATGGTGGTGCTGATGCTATTCAAATATTAGCTGCTTCAGGAGATGAACTTTATATTGGGCCAAATGATGCGTACAAATTAAGATTTAAAACTGATGGCAATATTGTTATGGACAATGGTGGCAGTTTTGGAATAGGAACGAGTAGTCCAGCAACAATACTTCATGCAAAAGCAGCAAGTGGTGATGCTGAATTAAGACTAGAAGCTGCAACTAATTCAGATGCTAGAGTTAGATTTGGTGATGCTACAGATAATGATTTAGGTTATATAGGCTTTAACAGAAATTCAGGGTATATGAATTTTAGTACTAATAATACAGAAGGCGAAGATATGCGTATTAATACTAATGGCACGGTTATAATTGGCACAACTTCAAATCCAACTTATCCACACAGACTTTATGCTAGTGCTAATTCTATTACAAATGGTACTGTATTTTTTGAAGATACTGATGTTTCTTGTGGTTTAGCAAATGTAGTTATGAAATTAAGTTTTTCTAATGATAATGATGCTACAAGTGCTTCATTTGTATACATGACTGATAGTGGTGGTGCTATTGGTTCAATTACAGCAGCATCAGGAACTTCAGTTAGTTTCAACACAGCTTCAGACGAAAGATTAAAGAAAAATATTGTAGATGCTTCATCACAATTAGATATTATTAAAAATGTAAAAGTTCGTGAATTTGATTGGAAAAGAAATGACCATCATGAAGTAGGTATGATTGCACAAGAATTAAAAACTATTATTCCTGATGTAGTTAGAGAGGGAGGAGATGATGTCACAGAACAACCTTGGTCTATTGATTACGGAAAGTTAACACCTTATCTAATTAAAGCATTACAAGAAGCAGACGCTAAAATAGACGCACTAACAGCAAGAATAGAAACATTAGAGGGATAATATGGCAATAACAACAGTTTCATCACATGTTGTTTCAGTCAATGCCATACAAGGCACACTGATAGCAGATAACGCAATTACAGCAGTTCATATTGCTACAAACGCCGTGTCCGGCACACTCATAGCAGATAATGCAGTTACAGCAACACATATCGCTCAAAACACAATCACAGTAACTCAAATAGCAGATGACGCAATCGAAGCAGATAAAATAGCTGATGGCGTAATAACGACCAATCATCTAAATAAAGCAATGATTTCATCACAGACAGAAGTAACACCAGTTGCTGGAGACTTTGTACTTATTGGAGATACAAGTGATTCAAATAATTTAAAGAAAGTACCAATTAGTGGAATAACTGCACTAGCAACTGTTGCAGGCATATCTTCTAGTGCAGACGCAACAGCAATCACGATTGATAGTAGTGAAAATGTTGGAATTGGAACTGGTAGTCCCGCACATGAACTTGATTTAACAAAAACACTCACAGCAATAAATGAAAATCCAACTTTACAAGTCAAAAATGCTTGGGCTGGAGAAGGTAATAATGTTGGTTTTGATAATAAAGCTATAGGCTTGTTTTCTGCTGGTAATGGTACAGTAATTACCAAAATTCAATCTAGCTATGATTCAGGAGCTAATGTTGGACTAGTAGGAACTCAGACAAATCATGCTTTTTTATTTAATACTAATAATAGCGAAAGAATGCGTATTGATGCTTCAGGTCGTCTTGGAATTGGAACAAATAGTCCTGTAACAGACATACAACTTGGAAACTACGGTGATGCTTCAGAGGTAATAACTTTTGCAACAAGTAATAACGGTACTGCAAGATTAAATTTTTACGATAATAATAATACCGAAGGCTCTTACATGAAATCTGTAGGTGAAGCTTATGGTGGTGCTATTACACTGGGAGCAAGGTGGGACGATGACGAAGACAAAGTAGTATTTAAATTATTACAAAATAGTGCTTCTTCATCAAGTAGAGATTGTAGAGTAGGACTTGGTACAACTAGTCCTAATGCTGTACTAAGTTTAGTAGAAAATAAAAACTACGATCCACCTGGTCTAGGTAATGCTACTTGTCATTTTGCTATGCTTAAAAAAGATTCCAATGTTGGCGGTGATTATGGTATAGTACATGGAATAGCCAGTGATGGACATGTATGGTCACAGGTTCAAAGGGTAGATGGTACTGCCACCGCTTATAATCAGTATTTACAACCAGATGGCGGTAGTGTTGCAATTGGTTTACAAAACAATTATACATATCTGCCAAATCTAACTCATAGATTACATGTTGCAACAAAAAGAAGTGGGGTTGGTAATGTAAGTACTTATCTTGCTAAAATGTCCATTGAAGCAATAGGTTATGCGGGATCAAATTATCAATTAGGTGCTATTGATTTTGGTGGTGGAGACACTGCTGGAGCTCATAATTATTATGGAAGAATTGGTTGTTCAACAATGGTTGGTTCAAACAACCAAGAATCTGGCTCAATAGAGTTTTATGCTAAGGCTCCAGGCTTCAGTTTAGATGGCGAAGCTCATGCACTGCAAATATGTGGTAGAGTTGATACTTCAAGCGCAGGTGCTGGTACTTCTAGAAATGGGTCACTATTTACTTATCAAGGTATAGCTATAGATAGAACATGGGCTAACTACCCAAGTCTTAGTATAATGAACGCAACACCTTATAGTTCTAGTTCAAGTACTCAATCAGAGTTGAGAATCCATGGAACCAACATAAGTTCAGCTAGTTATCCAACAACATCAGGCTCAGACTTTTCAGTTACAACAAGAAGTGATGGTGGATATGCTACGGGCTCTGATAGAAGAAGAAAGAAAAATATTACAACAATAGACAATGCTTTATCAATGGTAAAACAGTTAACAGGAAAAAGATTTCAAACTGTAAATAGCACAAATGAAGTTCAAGAACATGTTTCAAAAAATGGGTATAAGTTTGGATTTATTGCTCAAGAAGTAGAAAATATAATACCTGAAACAGTTATATATCATGAAGATGAAGATGATGGAACAGATAATTATAATAGCGCATATGCAATGGATTATGGTTCTGTTGTAGCACTATTAGTAAATGCAATTAAAGAACAAGATACTACAATAAACGATTTAAAATCAAGATTAGAAACACTAGAAGGATAATATGGCAAGAACAACAATACCAGCAGAACTAGTAGCAATAAACGCAATACAAGGCACACTCATAGCTGATAATGCGATTACTGCTGTGCACATAGCAACAAATGCTGTGTCAGGTACTCTTGTGGCTGACAATGCTATAACATCTACACATATTGCGCAAAACAATGTAACTGCTACTCAGATAGCACAGAATACAATTACTGTAACACAAATGGCAGATTCAGCCATAGAAACAGCAAAAATAAATAACGATGCAGTTACACAAGCAAAAATAGCTGATGATGCCGTTGGAGCAGACCAACTAGCAGCAAATAGTGTAACAAGTGCAAGTATAGTGAACGGAACAATAGTTACCGCAGACCTAGGAGACAACGCAGTTACACTTGCAAAAATGGCTTCACTTGCTCGTGGAAGTATAATATATGGAGATAGTGCAGGAGACCCTGCAGCTTTATCAATAGGTTCAAATGGCACTGTACTTAAATCAGATGGTACAGATATATCATGGGGAGCAGAAGCTGGTGGAGTAGCAGGTATAAATTCAAGTGCAGATGCAGACGCAATTTTTATTAATAGCAGTGAAAATGTTGGAATTGGGTCATCAACAATAAACGCTAAATTTAATGTACATGGAACAATACGAGCAGAAAACGATAGATTTTTATCAGGAAGAGAAGATGCTGCTGCACCAGCATACGCATTTCACGATGATGCTGATACAGGAATATTTAATGTTAATCCTAATATACTTGGATTTTCTACAGCAGGTTCAGAAAGAATGCGGATTAATGGGTCAGGAAATGTTGGAATTGGTACGAGTAGCCCTTCACAAAAACTCCATGTAAACGGAGAAATTAAAGCCACATCAGCTGATATAACAGATGGAAGTGGTAATACATCTATAGGTTATGGAGCATTAAATAATTTAACTAGTGGAGATTCTTGTGTTGCAGTAGGATATGAAGCATTAGAAGATGTAACATCAGGAATACACAATGTAGGCCTCGGATATAGAGCTGGTATGAATATAACCACGGGACAATATAATGTGGCCGTCGGAAACTATGCTTTATCAACCAACACAACAGGGGGTTGGAATACGTGTATAGGTTATGGTGCAGGTAACACTATGTCAGGTAATGACCACAACACCTGTATAGGAAGAAATGCAGGATACAATATTACATCTGGTGGCTCAAACACAATCATAGGTAGTCAAGCTGGTGATGCTCAAACTAGTGCACATAACAATACTTTTGTAGGAACTCGTGCAGGAACAAGTGCAACAACAGGTAATGGTTACAATACAGCCATAGGTGTTGATGCTTTAGAGGACTGTACTACGGGGTCTTTTAATGTGTCTTTAGGTACTAATACTATTAAAAATGTTACAACAGGCGCTAATAATATTGGGGTTGGGTATAGAGCAGGTAATGCGGGTCAACCAGGAGGACAAATTACTTCACAAAGTAATATAGCTTGTATAGGAGATACTGCTATTACTTCTCTTAATTGTCAGGTTTCTTTATCAGTAGCATCAGATGAAAGAGATAAAACTGATTTTACAGCATTAGATTTAGGATTAGATTTTGTAAAGAGTTTGCAACCTTATACGTTTAGATGGGATAAAAGGTCAAGTTATGTAGACTGGGATAAAAATCCAGACACAGATTTACTTACAGTTACACATGATGGCACACATAAAGAAGACCAACTAGACATAGGATTTAAGGCACAAGATGTTGAGGTTTTAGAAGAAGCCGCAGGATATAATAAAGATAATAAAACTAATTTAACTTATGCTTTATCTCCTGATGGAAAAATATATAGTATGAAGTATGAAAAATTAGTACCTGTATTAGTAAAAGCAATACAAGAACTCGAAGCAGATCTAAAAGAAGCGCATGTAAAAATAGATGCAGCAGAACTTAGAATAGCAAAATTGGAAGAGTAATATGGCACGAACCAAGGTACAATCAGAACTTATAGCAACAAATGCAATATCGGGAACAATTATTGCTGATAATGCTATAACAGCTACTCATATAGCAACAAATGCCATATCTGGAACTCTAGTTCAGGATAGTGGTATAACTACTACCATGATTGCAGCAAATAATGTAACTGGAGCAAAAATAGTTTCAGATGGTATAGAACATAGACATATGCATAGTAATGTTATTTCTGGACTTTCAACTGTTACAGCAGCGAGTGGAGACTTTTTACTTATAGGAGATACCTCAGATTCAAATAATCTAAAGAAAGCTTTAGTAAGTGATATTGGTGCAGATGGGATAACTGCAAGTGGTTCAAATACAATTATTCAATCACCTGATAATACAAATGTTATGTTCGTAAATAACTCTGCAGAAGTTGGTATTGGAACGAATGACCCAGATGGGCTACTTCATATATCATCAGGAAACTCAGGAGACGCTATTGTTATTATTCAAGCTGATGAAGATAATAATGATGAAGGAGATAACCCACAACTTTGGTTTAAACAAGATGGCGATTATACAGAAGGAGCTGTAAGATTATCAGATAATAAACTTCAGATTATAAGTAATGTAAATTCTACAGGTGGCATTAGCTTTTTAACGGGTTCAAATCTTGTCACTGGTACAACAGACCCAGCTACAGGTGCTACTGAAAAAATGTTTATTAGTACAGATGGAGACTTATTTTTAAACTCTACATCTGCAATGGATAATTGTTTTGTAACTCTGAGAGACCACTCAAACGGAGAAGCCTTTTTAGGCATTGAAGCAAAAGATGATAGTAATGTAGGTATAAGATTAGGACATGGTGGAACTAGAAAGTGGGTAATGTATAGTGACCCCTCAGATAATTTAATTTGGTATTCTAATGCAAATTCTGCAGAAAGATTTAATGTAGTTGCTGCTGGTAATTTTCATATTGGCCATACTACAAGAACTGCTTATAATAGCTTAGGAACTTTAACAGTTAAACAATTAGCTAGTGACCGAGGTATTGGTATTATAGATACAGGGGAAAATAATACTTTTAAACTTACGAATGAAAATACTGTATCAAAAATTTACCATAACTTAGCAGCAAATGTTATTGAGATTGGTTCTGGTAATAAAGCTGTGACTATGCCAAGCCAACCATGTTTTCATGCTTATGGGGCTACTTCAGGTACAAGTAATGCAGATGTAATTTTTGGAAATACTTATGTAAACGTTGGAAGTCATTACAGTACAAGCAATGGAAGATTTACTGCACCAGTTGCAGGTGTATATCTATTCTTTTGGGGTGCAATCGGCAACAACAACAATGATGTTTATAGATATTGGATAATGAAAAATGGAAGTAAAAATATAGCAAATTCAAACAATGATATTCATTTAAGACTAGATACAACAGGTACAGGTAGTGAGTATGAATTTGGTACAAGAGTGCAAATGTTGTCATTAGCAGCGAATGACTATGTACAAATAAATTTTAAGGCAGATTCTAGTAATTCTACATATATTGGGTCAAATGATGATTACATGAACTTTGGAGGATATTTAATAGGATAATAATTATGGATATAACAATAAAAATAACAGACACACAATTTAAATCAGCAGAGGTTGAAATGGCCGATGTTCAAGAATGGATTCAAAACGCTTTTGATGTAAGAGCAGAAATATCAAAGAAAATAATTTTAGAAAAACTTATTGCTCATTGCAATGAAAATGAAATTGCATTAGCAGTAGGAGAAGCTGCACAAGTACAACAAGCATATGATTTAAAGGTTGTAGAAAGAGCGGCTGATGCAACTTCAAGCGCAGTGTAAAGGATAAATTATGGCATTAACTAAGATAACAACAAGCGTAGTAGCAGTAAACTCATTAACATCAGCAAATATTGCTGATAATTCAATTGACGCAACAAAAATAGCAAATAACCAAATTTTAGCTAGACATATAGCTGCAGACGCTTTATCTGACCAAATAGCCGATAATGCCATCGGTATAGCTCAATTAAATGTATCAGATGGCTCAAGTGGTCAAGCACTTGTAACTAATGGTTCAGGTACTTTATCATTTTCTACTGTTGCAATATCAGGTATAAGTTCAAGTGCAGATGCTACAGCAATTACGATTGATAGTAGTGAAAATGTTGGAATTGGTACTTCACCAACAAAAAGACTTACAGTAGGCGATTCAGATGCTACAGCATTTATAGCATCAGGTGGCTCTAATGTTCATTTAACACTTTCAGCTAATGGTGCTTCTGGTGCTGTTATTTTAAGAACTGGTGGAACAAATGGCAACCCTGATACAACAACTGAAAGAATGCGCATCGATAGTTCAGGTAATGTTGGTATTGGAGTTACTACTCCTACAAACTATTATTCAGGAGGAGACAATTTAGTAGTTGGTACAGGAACAGGCGAAGGAGGTATAACTTTAGCAAGTACTGGAACTGGCCAATGGAATTATCTATTATTTGCAGATGGTACAAGTGGAGATGCGCAATATAGAGGTCAAATTGCTTATAATCACAGTGCTGATAATATGGCAGTAACTTCTACAGGTTTTGTAAGTATTTTAACAGGTTCTGGCAGATCCGAAAAAATGCGTGTTGATGCTAATGGTAATTTAGGTTTAGGCGATACTTCACCTGCAAATTTTAGTGGATATGTAGTAGCTTCTTTAGCAGATTCAACTGGTGGAATAATAGACTTTAAAACTACAGGTAGTGAGGGTGTCTTTGGAAGAATACAAGGTGTTGTGAATAATCAATTAGCTATTACTAACAAGCAAGCATATCCATTAACATTTGGAACTAACGATACAGAAAGAATGCGTATTGATAGTTCAGGCAATGTTGGAATCGGAACAACTACTCCAGTTGCTAAATTGCAGGTAATTGATACCGCTCATATTGGAAACGGATCCGACTATAGTTCATATTCTAAATTAGCAGTTTATGGCAGTGTTTATCAGGGAGATATTGGAGTGCTTATTAAAAATGATAGATATAACGATGGTGCCGCAACTAGTTCTTTAATTTTTGAACATCGAACACATAGTGGTCAAGGTCATGCAGCAAAACTTGTATGCCGTAGAGAGGGTGCCTATAACGAAACAGCTGCCTCAAAAAAGGCAGCATTAGATTTCTATACAGCAACTAGTGGTACTAACCGTAGACATGCATATCTCAATCATGAAGGCAAATTTATAGTAGAAAATAACGGAGGTTCTACTTATAGTTCGTATGGAAAAGGTTCTGTGTTAAGAGTCGATGAGTTAACACATAATCAATCAGCAACGCACTATATTGAAATAGGTGGTAATCTTCCAGGATACTCAGCAGGGCAATATAACTGTCTGAAAACATCTTTAAATGATTTGCATTTTGCTGCTGGTAATACTTATACAGGTTATATTTCTTATAATACAGGTTTTAATGATATATCAGATATAACAGAAAAAGAAAATATTACAACAATTAGTAATGCAACAACAAAATTAAAACAACTTAGAGGAGTATATCACACTTGGAAAGATACAGAAAATAGAGGAACCGATACTCATATGGGTTTAATTGCTCAGGAAGTAGAAGCTGTAGTACCAGAAGTTGTTACAACATCATCTCCCGGACTAAAAGGTGTATCTTATGGTAAATTAGTACCACTTTTGATAGAAACAATCAAAGAATTAGAAGCCAGAATAGCTACATTAGAAGCATAAAAAAACCCGCTAAGTGCGGGTTTTTCATTTTAAGAATCGTCCGATTCTTCCACAGGTGGAGCTGCAATAGCTTCTTTGAGTCTACGTGTATATGCATCTTTCGATAACATTAATCTTTCTACTACTATTTGTGCATTAATTAACTCATTTTCATTTAACTGAATTCTATTAACTAATACTCTTGCTTCATCAGATAACTCTGATATAATATGCTTTTCTCCATCTATTTCTAAAATCGGCTCTTGGTCTACTTGAGTACTCATTTAAATATATCCTGCCAATTTCCTTGTGTACTAGCCTTAGCATACTCGGTAGCACGATTTTCAAAAAAGTTGGTATGCTCAACTGCGTTTACTTGCATGTCAATCCAAGGTAAAGGATTTTCTGTACTATGAAATATCTTTTTCATACCTATTCCTAGCAATCTTCTATCCGCAATATAACGAATATATTCCTTTACTTCTTTTGCTGTTAAATCAGGAACATCTGCTTTATCAAAACAAATATCAATAAAGTTATCCTCTAATTCCACAGTCTTTTCAGCAGCACAGTAAATTTCATATTTTAACTTATCAGTCCATAATTCTGGATTTTCCTGCATGAAAGTTCTGAATAGTTTTGATAAACCTTCAACATGTAGTGATTCATCACGAATACTCCATGTAACAATCTGTCCCATACCTTTCATTAAGTTATGTCTAGGATAGTTCAATAATATAGCAAAACTACTAAATAATTGAACACCCTCTGTAAATGCACTATATACTGCCATTGTTTTTGCCATATCAAATGGAGTTTCCATACTAAAATCTTGTAAGTATTCGTGTTTCTCCATCATAGCATGTATGTCAAAAAATTCTTGGTACATGTCTTCTGACTTTCCTAAAGTCTCCAGAAGTAGTGAGTATGCTTCTTGATGTACTGCTTCCATAGCAGCATAACTTACTAGCATCATTCTTACTTCTGGTTGTTTAAATGTAGGTAAATAGTGGTGGGCATAACCCCCACATACATCTACATCTGCTTGTGTGAAAAACTTAAATATATTATCTAATAATGTTCGTTCTCCATCACTTAATTTTTCTTTATAATCCTTTATATCATCTTGTAGAGGCACTTCATCTGGTAACCAATGCATTTGTTGTTGTTTTTTATAGTTTTCAAATGCCCAAGGATATTTAAAAGGTTTATAGTATTCTCTTTCTTTTAATAACATAGTTATCCTTCACAACTAAGACAATCCTGTTGTTCAAAGATTATCTCCCTTTTTACTTGATTTGATACATTATCTGCACGACTTATAGCTTCACTTCGTAAATAGTAAAGCGTTTTCATATTTTTAGCCCATGCTAACATATGAATATTGTGCAAATCACCTTTGTTTACATCTGGCGGAAAGAAAAGATTTACACTTTGTGATTGACAAATATACTCTTGCCTTGCACTAGCGTGTTCTACTACCCATGCCTGATTAATTTCTACTGCTGTTTTGAAAACTTCTTTTTCATCAGCAGATAAAAAGTCTAAATGTTGAACACTACCTTTATTAGATATAATACTAGACCATGTTGTATCTGTATTTTCTCCGTAAGTTTCCAACACTTCTTCTAGGAATTTATTTTTCTGCAAATATGACCCAGATTTAGTTTTTTGAGTATAAGCATTAGCACGAAAAGGTTCTATACTAGGGCTTGTATTTCCACATATAATAGAACTACTTGCATTAGGAGCAATCGCCAATAGATGTGCATTTCTTACTGAGCAAGAATCATCATCTGGGCAAGCACCTCTTTCTATTGCAAGTTTTTGTGTTTCTTTTTGAGCTTGATTCTTTATATGCTTAAACATAGAATCATTTTTAGCACTTGCCCACATTCCTTCAAAGGGCAAATTATTTTTCTGTAAGTAAGCATGGAATCCCATTGCACCTAAACCAATACTTCTTTCTCTAGAAGCACTATATTTAGCTTTTTCTAGTTCATTTGGTGCATTCTCTATAAAGTATGTTAATACATTATCTAGAAATCTTACTAGGTCAGGTATAAATGCTGGTACTTTGCTCCATTCATCAAAATATTCCAGATTTACACTAGATAAACAACATACTGCTGTTCTTTCTTCATTTGTAGCAAGTGTAATTTCAGAGCAAAGATTACTATGATTTACTCTTAATCCTTTTTTCTTCTGAAAATTAGGTAAATCTGACTGAACTGCATCTTCAAACATAAGATAAGGTTCTCCTGTTTCCATACGATTCTGCAATAGTTTTACCCAAAGTGTTCTTGCACTTACTGTCTTTTTAACTTCTCCTGAGTGTGGGTCAATTAAATCCCAATCATCATTGAAGTCTTGTTCTTTTGTAGCTCTATGGATAACTTCCATGAACTTATCTGGTATAACAACACCATGATGTAGGTTAATACACTTACGATTTGTGTCGCCACCAGTTGGTTTTCTAACATCTAGAAACTCCTCTATTTCGGGGTGACTCATGTGTAAGTATGAAGCATAACTACCCCTACGAGTTACACCTTGAGAGAAAGCAAGCATTTCTGAATCTACTACTTTCATAAAAGGTATAACTCCTGTACTTTCTGAGCCTTTTGATGTCTTTGTGCCCTGTGCACGAACATCACTCCAGCTACCACCTATACCACCACCCATTGATGATAGATAAGCATTTTCTGTATAATGACCAGTAATACCCTCTCTACTGTCATCTACATAATTAAGAAAACAACTGATAGGTAGGCCACGCTGAGTGCCTCCATTAGATAGTACAGGAGTTGCAAACATAAACCATAAATTACTAGCGTAATCATAAATTCTTTGTGCATGGTCTTGGTCATCAGCAAACGCTGAAGCTGCCCGTGCAAATGCTTCCTGAGGTGATTGTTCATCACCAACTAAATATCTATCTTGAAGAGTTTTCTTACTAAAATCGGTTAGCAAACTATCTTTGCTATAATCAATCTCTAACTTCATTCAAATACTCCAATATTTGTGAGGACAAGTCCTCTAAATTCATGTCTGCTTCTATGAGTGCCTGCTCGGAATAACTCTCCAAATCCATGAGTTCTGCGTTGAGCAACAGTCTGTCTGCGTGTTCATTGAGACTTTGTATAAATTTATAATGACTGTCTATTGGACAAGCATTATAAATATCAAATAAGTCTCCATACTGTTCGATTAATGATACAGCTCTTTTTGGGCCAATACCAGCTATGCCAGGAACATTGTCCCCAGTATCTCCTGCTAGACATTTGAGCGTTAGATATTTATCTGGCTCAACATCATAATGGTCGTCCCAAGTATCAAGAGTAATCTCTTTTCTAGTTACTGTACTAAATCTAGATACTTTATCTGATATAAGTAAATCCCAGTCTTTATCTGATGATATCAACCATATTTCATCTATACCAAATGTATCTTTCTTTCCGACTATCCAAGCTGCCAAATCATCAGCCTCTAGTCCTTTTTGTTTTATTGTTAAGTGTCCTCTCTTTTTTAGATTTGTAAAGGCACTACTGAACTCGCCCATAAACTGTTCGAATTCTGCTTGTTCTTGTGGTGTCTGTTCTGCATATCTATCTTTTCTATTTGCCTTGTATTCAGGATAGATATTTTTTCTATAAGTACTACCACCATCAGCTAGTACTATAATATTCCCACAGTTGTAGGATTTTGCCAAACTTTCAACAGTTCTTACATAGTCATGTTTGAACTCTAATTGCTTCGAATGTTTCCAACGAAACGCAACATTAAGTCCATCAACTATCAGTAAGTTCCCATTCTGGATCTGGTTCCCAAGGCTTGAGAAGTTTATCGCCATTTGTAAATTCCACTTTTTCGTATTCCAGCCACTTATCTGCTAATACAATATATGCACCGAGCCAGTTTATGTACATATATCGTTTTGTGTTCACAGGCTTTCTTGTAGTTGCAATATACCATTGCGAGTAATTCTGCTTCATAATTAGTAGAGGCTCTTGTTCCATTTCTTTTGCCTGTGCAATAGCCTTTGTCCACCACTTTACAAAATTATTATTTTTTTGTGTAAATATTTTTTGATTGAACGCCATATCTCGATAGTGCTTGACTTCTATCATAAATATATTGTGTTTATCTAAGACATACAAGTCGCCTTTAATTTTACCACTACCACTCCCTGGAGTGCCTATAAAGTCTAACCCTGTATATGTTTTGAGCATAGCAGCTACTTTTAGTTCTGCATTACTCCCCTTCTGTCGTGAGTTTACCACTATCTGTTTCCTTTTCTTTTTTGTTCATATTTGCCAACACACAGTCTGGGCACTTCCAATCGATTGGCAAGTAAACTTTCTTGCCTGTGTGAGGACATTCGTGATACCAAAATGTATCTGTTTCGTCCATATCATTCCAGATGACTAATATTATCTTCTTTGATGACTTCTATTTTTGCAAGGAGTGGGTGTGTCCAACCATGAGATACTATATAAGTATTCAAGTCTTCTCTCAATAGTATCTCTACTATCTTTTCTCTACCTTGCTCGTCCAAAACATTTATAACTTCATCTAAAAATAGTGTATTAATCCTTGAACTAGAAATACTACTCATAAGTTTTCGTATTGCTAGTAGCGTTGCTGTATTTACTCTTGCAAGTTCTCCAGATGATAACGCAAGTATATCTACTACTTTTGCATTATCTGTAATCTCTACATTCAGTTTGTCATTCGTAACAACAAACTCCAAACTAAATCTACCATCTGATAGTTCTGCAAGATATTCATTTGTTAGTTGTTCTAAGTCTTTTACTAGATTTTCAATCTTGTATGCAAGTAGTCCGTTTGTACTAAATGCTTTCTTCAATATCTCCAAGTGAGCAGACTTTTCTTCTACTTCACCCAAAGCTGCGACAATTTCTTCCAACTGTCTCTCCATTTCTTCCGTTTGTTCTTGTATGATTGAGATACGAGTATTATGGCGTTCCGCCATTTGATTCTCTTTGCTTACATGCTCTATCTCAGAACGAATATCCTGTATCTTGGAAGTAAGTTCGTCAATTTGGGAAGAAAGTGCGTCACCGTCTAAAATTTGAGAAGGTAGACTATTGTCCACAACTCTCATTAATTGTTCAAATTGTCTTTGGTATGTATCTCTGAGTCTAACTTTTTGATTGTGTTCTTTTGCACGGTCTATTTCTTCTTCAATATCTTCGTAGTCATCTGCGCCACGTGTAATGGTACGCACATAGCCCATTCGAATTTCTTCCATTTGGTTCCAATCTATCTCCTGTTCACAGGTAGGGCACACGCCTTCAAGTTCTGAGATTTTGTCCAAGTGCGCTTGGGCATCAGATAATTGTGCACTTATAGTGCCAAGTTTCTGCTGTTTAGCGTCAAGGTCAATCACCTCGCCTTGAAAAGAGAGATACTCGTTAGTCTCGAGTTCCTTCAGCTGTTCTATATTAGAATTATTGTCTATAATTTTTTTATTTTTTTCGGAAATTTTTTCAAAATCGTTTCGTAAAGACTGTAAATCTTCTTCGTCTTTTTGTGAATATTTTGGTAAGTTTTTTATTGGAAGTAGTTCTATACTCTCCAATTTGTTTTCATTTAACCATTTCACTATTGTATCAGACTTACTGTTTAGACTATTCACTTCAAAAGAAACCTCTCTCGATGCTTCTTTAAATATTTCAAAGAACTCAACATACTCATCTAGCTTTAACAAATCAATGAGAAACTTTTTTCTATTTGTATCTGTCGCAGTTAGAAACTGTAATGATGTGTTCGTATTCTGATATACAAGTTGTGTGAAAGTCTTAAAATCAAGACCAAGTAGTTCTTGGACTGTCTTATATGTATTGGTTGCAGTATGACTAGAAATATCCTCTCCATTTTCATAGAGTTTACACTTTATACTAGCTTTTCTACTTACATCTATTTCATACTCATTCTCGTCAACTGAGAATGTGAGATTTATTGAATAGCCATTGTTAACGAATCTATTTTGGATTTCCTGTTTCTTAATACCTTTTGAGTTCTTATTAAATAATACTTCCTCGATAATAAGTGGTATGGAAGACTTACCTTGTCCATTTGTGCCAACGAGTTGGGTAAGGTTACTATCATTAAGGTGTAAAATATTGTTCGTACCATAGCTAAAACAATTATCCCAGCGTAGCGTTTTTAGAGTAATCATTAAACACTCCCATTATTTGTTTTATCTTGTTATCATTTAGATTTAGTATAGCACTCATGTACTCTACTAACTCCTCGTCTATTGTCATTTCTTTGAGATTGAGTGTAGCTTCAGTACTTCGTTTTACTACTTTCTTATCAAGCAGTTCGGAGTTTTTAATATTTGCTAAATCAGCTACATCTCCCTCTATCTCATAAATGGTGTGATGAAAGTCGGACGCTATCATTTCACTTTCAGTGTCTACAGTTTTTCTAAGAAGTTGCGGTAGATTGAATGTGTCCCACGTCCAACTATTATCATCATTTATAATCAAATATCCTGTTGTAACCAAATCTCTATGAAAAGATGTAGTCATAGGACTACCTGGGTAGACTATATTTCTCTGCGTATTGGAGTGGCTGTGTAGGTCACCCGCAAAAACTACAGGAAAGTTATTAAATCTATCCAGGTCTACCTCTGGAGTTACATGAGGTGGTATCTCTCCTCTCACATGAGTATACAGAGGTTTGTTAGGATTGCATTTTTCTATTGAGCCTTTCTTATGTAGGTCTGCATAAGGGAGTATAGTACCCCAGTCATACTCAGTAGTTTCATCTACAATCTCAACTAAAGGATTTACAGCATACGTGGCTCTCTTAAGATTAGAAAAGAAAGTCTTGTTTTTCTTAGTCGCTTCATGGTTACCATCAAATATAATTGTTGGTATGTTAACTCCTCTCACAAAATCAAAGTAAAGTGTGAGTTCGTCCATGGAAGGCACTCTATCAAATAAGTCTCCACCAATGATATGCATTTCAAAATCAGGCTCCAAATCCATGATAGCCTCAAAGAAAAGCTTGTATCTAGTACATGCCCATGCCATTGGTACATTCTTTTGACCTAACTTAATATGCCAGTCTGCTGTAAATAAAATCACGCTACAAATTCGTCCTCAGGTTGCCAAGAACACCCGGTGAGTCCACCTGATTTAAGTGCTTGTAAAGTTCTAAGGATTTCTTCAGCATTTCTGCCTGTATCTAGTGCGTTAACTGATACATGTTGGATTACTCCATCAGGGTCAACTATGTAGGTTGCTCTAAGACAAACATTTTCGTTTTTGTCCACTATTCCTAATTTATTAGCTAATACTAAACCACAGTCGGCAGCAAGAATATGTTTAATATTTCTTATTCTACCATCAGCAGTTTTCCATGCTACTTTGCAAAATTCATTGTCTCCACTGATTCCAATAACATCTGCTTCTTCTACTAAAATATCCATAGCTGTTATTTCAGTAGGGCAAATGAAAGTAAAATCTTTGGGATAAAAATATATTACATGCCAATCATCTGGTGTTAACATATCTATATCCATGAATGTATTGTCTACATTTACACCTATAAGATGCATATTTGGAAATTGTTCTCCTACTCCTATCATAATTATCTCCTAACTAATACTGAACTCACTATCTACATCAGATGGTGCTTCTGCTCCATCTTCAGGCTGAGTTACTCTTTGCAGTAGCTCTAACTGAGCATCTGCTGTTGGTCTTGGAAGAACATCGTCCATAGAACGCAAACCAGCTATAGCTGTTTGTTCTTCTTCAGTCAAAGGTCTTGGTTTACATTTAAGAGCCTGTAATCTATACTCTACATTGAAAGCCATAGGCCCTGTTTTTACTCTTTGAAAACAAACGTCCCAACCTGTTTCAGGGTCGGTTGGATCGCCTAAATCTTCTGCGGCAACCATTATCTGTTCCATGAGTTTTTTCTTAAGATTAACAACTTTTACATTGCCATCAGCTGGGTCAATAGCTTGAATAGCGTATGCCCAACCACATTTTAAGTCAGGAAAGAACTCTCTTACATAGTCCTTATCCTTGTTATTGAAAGTTTCTGTATCTCTATCGAAAGCAAGACACTCCATAGGAATGTTTTTATTGTTTTCGCCTTTAATCCAGTAAACATATCTAGGCAGTATATCTCCTACTAAACGAAACTTATTGTCTCCTTCTTTGTAGGTATACTGGTCTATCTTTTCTTTTTTAGCAGACCCTTGGGCCTGGTTAAATTTTATTGCCATTTATTTTCTCCAATTAGCGTTATCTTCAAACTTAAAGTGTACTAGACCATCTTTGAGATGAAGCAGTCTGTTGCGATTTACTATCGTTGTGTCAACAGGTAAGTGTAGCAACTCTAGTGTTGTCTTACCTGATTGCATAAATTCAAAGTAATTACGAAATGAAGCAACTGCAATATATTCTGCAGCTTCTTGATTACTGTAATTTCTTCTTTCTACCAGCAACTGTCGTGGATTACACAGAAAGCTATCCCCGAGAAATGACTTCCCAAAGTACTTATATGTTTTGTCCTTTCGGCTGGCTGGGATTCTCTTGTAAGTCAAGAGGTGGATAATAGTGAGAATTGAAACACTATCGCCTTTCGTTTCTCTTAATATCTTTTCCCAATTATATTTTATCATATATTATAACAAATTTTTTAACTCGTGTCAAGTAATATTTTTCGGAGGTCTTTACAAGGTTGATATTTCATACCCTTGTTTAATATAGTAGCCCAGTCGTTGACTAGCCTGTCTCTTTGCAGTTTTTCCAATTAAATTAATATCTACTATTGCGGGTTGTTGTTTTCCTTCGTAATCTCTAATTACTCTTCCGATTAGCTGAGTAAGTAGAGGCTCATTATTTACTGGTGTTGCCAGTATCAAACAGCTTAGAATATTTAAAGAAATACCTTCTGAGAATATTGATTGTGTCCCATACAGTATGTCTTTATCTTTATAAATCTGTTGAAGTATTTCTGGTCTTTCTTCGTGTGGTATATCTCCCGTTACATAAACTGCATTATCACCAGTGAGTTTCGCACAGTTTTTTAGGAAATCTACTCTATCAGATACTACTAACACTTTATGACCTTTGGCAGCATATGATGCAGCAGCCATAGCTATAGAGTGTTGGTACTCTGGGTTATAGGCTAATTCATTTACTCGATTAGCCCATGGGATTGATGTTCCGTCAATAAACCTTATAGGTAGTTGTAGAATATCAATTTTTGGCACCATAAAGTTTTCCTTTGGTGGTTTAAAAACATTGTCTCCAAAATAATCTCTAAAGACAACATGTTTACCATCTTTTCTTTGTAAGGTGCCTGTAAGTCCTATTTTATATCTAGCACAGGACTTATCTATAACTCTTGAAAATGTTGAAGATGATACATGATGCATTTCATCTAGTATGATTGTTCCAAATTCTTGTCTCAACTCTTTAATTTTTTTGTATAAAGATTGTATATTCCCTACTACAATCGGAGGTGAAATTTTGAAATTTCCACTACCAACTATTCCTGGTTCAAACCCAAAGACTTTCTTTACTTCATTTTCCCACTGCTTCCGCAAAGGGACGGTATGTGTTACTACAAGTGTTTTCTGACCTAACTTACCAGCTATTGCTAAAGCTGTAAATGTCTTTCCCCAACTGACCCAAGCGTTTATTATTGCACTATCTTTTACTTCATCATATACTAACTGTTGACTTTCACGCAAATCAAATGCAAATTCAGGAAACTCTACAGGTTTCTCTATACGCTTGTCGACTATTTCGTAGTCGTTTGGTATTAAATCCTGTCTACCTATCGGTATAGCTATCATACCAGGTCTAATTAATGCCATATTTTTTATTATAAAAGGTGGGTCATTAAACTTGAAAGATGGAATAGCATATGTTAATTCATCATCAATCTTCTTCTGCGTGTGCGGAAGAACTTCCATGTATATTCTGTCACTAAGTACAGCTTTCATTTTATCCAGTGGAGTCCTTGCAACTCTTTTATATCACTCCATACAAACCAAGCATAGTCAATAGAGTCTGTTCCTTTTCCTGTAAACGAGGGTCTTTTACTTAGTATGTACAATCCATCAGGAGGAAACTGATTCCAAAAAGGGTATCTTGCTTGCGATCCCAAGAAATTTATTCGTAATAACATTATTACTGTTGGAGCCATTGTCATACTATGCTCAATAAATTCTTGTGCCAAACTAAATGGAGGATTAGTAAAAACTAAATCATATTCTCCATCATGGTCAAAGAAGTCTTTTCCCTTCTGTATTTCACACCAATCTGTTTGTACTCCTTTATTTTGTAGAAAATTTACTATTCTATCATCACCAGAACAAGGTTCTAATGCAGTCTTGAATTGACTCCAATTTATGGGTAAATGTTCATAACACCACTCTGGTGTTTGATAATAGTCGTATTTATGTCTCATCTCCAGTCAGGCCCACTATACCACTGCACCAATGAGTATCTAGTACCTTTTGTTACGGGAACTACTTGATGAACTAAAAAAGAAGGAAACACTACTATAGTTCCTCTATTTCGTAGTTGTTCTGCATTATCTGTTAGTTCATGCCCAAAAAAGTTTTTTATCTGAAAGTCTCCACCTTCATAATCATCTGGGTGACTAAGTTGTACAGTAACTGATAGTTTTCTTACTGGTACACCATCTGGTAGTGTAACATCAGTATCTCTATGCCACCCATATCTAGACTGTAATCCATATATAGAAAACTGTACTTTTTCACTTTCTGTTATTACATAGTTCCACATAGCTTCTGTATTTGCTGTGCCCACATAACTTCTTAATAGTTTATCTACTGTGTGGTCTTTATCAAACCAACCTATGCTACCCTGTCTTAATTCTGGGTCAGCTATATTATCACTATTTACTCCTGCTGGTTTAAAATTATCTAAAGCTAATCCTTCTTTGATTATCATATCGCAGGCTTCATTTGGTAATACACTATCCCAAAAATAAAACGGTCTTTCTACTACACTTCTCATTTATATAATTTTGTACTCCAGGGGTTTACAGCTATAGATACTCTATGGCCATCAAAACTGCGGACTCTATGTTCTAGTCCTTTCTTAAATATTACTAATCTATTTGGTTTTGGCACAATTTCTATACCATCTTCAAACACTAACTCACCTCCGTATAGATTTTCAATCTCTAAATAAAATACTGTAGAGAATAAAGGAAACCTACTAATTCCATGTTTTAGATATGCTACTTCATCTTTGTCTTGGTGCATATCATTTGGTTTTGTATTTACATGAGTCCAATATTCATACCCTAGTACATCACTAGGTATATTTTCATACTGAGAAGCTTTTTCTAATATTCCCCTGCACATTGTTTTATGCTCATGTTCTTCTTCCCATTCAAAATACCCTTCTCCCTCTTTCGAATCATAACCACTAACAAATGGAGCAGTGCCTCTATTTATTGTAGTTCTAAAATGTTTTAATAAATGTTCAGGGAATAAACTATCTACTACATGTATCATCTTTTTACCCACTTAGAGCCATTCTCTTCTGCTTCTTTAAAAATAATATTAGTAAATATTATTGGTATTATAATAGATAAATGCACTATTATAGAAGTAAGAGTATTATAGCCATACCAACCCATATAGTAAGTTGCTATGAAACCAAATATTACTGACCAAAGTACAAACAGCACTAATGTAAAGTATGCTTGTATTGAAGGGTCAGGTATATGTCTAAGTGGATTGAATCTATTGTCCATGACTAAACGCCAACAGTCAATGACCCAAAATAATAATTTTTTCATATCTTTCTCCAAGAATCTTTTTCTTTTTTATTTGATGTAGAATACAAAACCCAAGGCATACCCTGTCTATAGAGTATGCCTGCCCATGTTTCTGTATCTTTCAAAGGTCTATCTAGTGTAAAAGGAAAAGGGCAATCCTTTATCCAAAGTATACTAGCTACTCCTTTCTTATCAGTTCTTAGTATCTTATGATACTTTAACTGTGTTGTTATTGTTTTTTCTTTTGTAAATACATATCCTGCATTGTCAATATAATTACTGCCTTTATGTCTAAGAAGGGCAGGTATATCTTTTATCATATACTTCAAAGGATATATACTATTCATAGGCGACTGTAATCTTCTCATACCAAGTGTTTCTCCTTTCATATTTGTATCGTCTAATACTTTGTTTTCAATCCAAAGTAATCCATCTGATAATACAACATCATCAGTATGGATTGTAAATACAGGAAATACTATCTTATCATATATCATACTTGGCTTCAAACTTGCCAAGAGAGTAATCATCATGCACATCAAAATCACACCCTACAGGGCAACCTGGAATACTAAATCCTCTATCCTTTTGAACATTTCTTTTTAGTATTTCACAATACTCATCAACATATGATTCCTCTACTTCTGCTAATATTGAATCATGTACAAGTGCAAATATTTTTGCTGGTTTACCTTTGAGTTCATCATGCGCATCAATAGCACCCAATAAGTTAATATCAGAAGCCACAGACTGAACTAAAAAATTCATGCCTGACCTAACTTCATGTCCTTGTATGCCTGCATTATCAGAGTTTACATTTGGTAATCTTCTTTTTCTACCTAAAGCAGAATAAATAAATCCATTGTCCATAATAAATTTACTAGAAGTATCTATCCATTTCTTTAGTCTATGGAACTGTCTAAAGTAATCATCAATAACTTCTTGTGCTTGTTGTTTACTAAAATAACTACCTGAATCTCCAGTAACCTGTTGAGATATCTTTGCAGGGCCAGCTCCATACATAATACCGAATGTTACGGCTTTTGCAGCCTGTCTTTCTGTGGCATAATGTTCAGCCACTTCATCAGCTTCACAAGGGAGTGAAAATACTAACTTAGCAATATTACTATGAAAGTTACCACCCTCTCTAAATATATTCATAAGATTTTCATCTTTTGCTAACACAGCTGCAACATATACTTCTGCTGTCGTTAAGTCCATTGCAACAATCTTGTTGCCTTCTTTTGCTCTGATACAACCTTTAACAATAGGATTGTCTCTAGGTATTTGTTGCATATTCATCTTACCACTAGAAGATAGACGACCCGATGTTGTACCATGCAGATTGAAACCTGTACGCAGTCTATCATCTCTATCAAGTTGTGGTAATATTTTATCCAAATATGTATTCTTAATCTTTGACTTTTGTCTTATGTTAAGAATATGCTTTGGTATTTCATGTTGTTCTGCTAATTGTTTTAGCACTTCTGCATCTGTTGAGTCTGCACCTGTGCCTGTCTTTTTACCAGTAGGTTTTAGTCCTACATAATCAAACAGTAGTTGTCTTAGTTGTACTGTGCTGTTTGGATTAAACTGTTTTAAATGATATGCTTCAAAGTCTTCTACTGCTTCAAATTCGTACAGTTCGTTTACTGCTTCATCTATTTCTGATTGCATCAAATCTCTTCCTTTTTCTAATCTGTCTCTATCAAAAGGAACTCCATGGTCTTGTATATCTGTTAGAAAACGACAACCAGGTATTAATATATTTTCATATACTGACCATAGTTTTGGATTCTTCTTAACAGCTGGATATAATTTCTCAAATACTAATAGAGTTACTACTGCGTCCATGGCAGCATATGTTTTCATAACTTCAAAGGGAATACTATCCCAAGTAAAATCTCCTTTCAGTATTCCTTTTGACTTTCTATATCCATCAATCCAGTCATGCATTGGTTTCTCGTAATCACCGTAAGGTGTATACTTCATTGCAAGTTGTTTTAGTCCGTGTGTGCCTGGCTGCTCTTCCAAGCAGTAGTGAAGAAGCATAGTATCTTCAAAGCGTGGAAACTTGAAGTTGAAATGATACTCAAAGAAAGCTAAATCAAACTTAGCATTATGAAACACAACTATCTTTGTGTCAAATATCTTTTGCATGATTTCTTCAATGTCTGGCGTTATAACATCAGTTAGTATATAAGCACCCATATCCTTCTTATAAGATAGACTAAATCCAATCATATATCCATCTCTAGGATAAAGTCCTGTTGTCTCTGAGTCGAGTGCTATAAACTTGTTTGGGTGGTCGAGTGCTGCCTGCAAGAACTCTCTTGCTTCTTCTTCGGTATCTATACCCAAAGCTTGTTCTTCTGTTATTTGTGCTACTATCAAGTCTCCACTAATAAATTCTTTTATATTCTTTTTGCTTTCTTCCCATAAAGGTTTTGCCTCAGGTTTAAATGAAAGCATAGCAGGGTTGATTACAGGAAGAAACTTATCTTCTACACATCTACCACTATACTCTGTGATAGAATTTACACTTGTGTAATACTTTAAGGCTTCTGAGCCAACAAGTACTACCCAAGTGTAATCATCAAGGTTAATCTCTATATCTACGTCTGCTTTTAAAATCTTTTTCTTTCTAGCGTCTGAACACAGGGCATACCTGTCAAACTCAAACGCACTATCAAAGCGATCTGCCCAATCAGTTCGGGAGAGCTTTGATTCAATAATTGCTACTTTTGTCATTGTTTTTTCCATTGTATATATTATAACAAATTATGAGCGCCATGTCAAGTAATATTTTCGGTTAACCATATAACCTATCCCTCAGACTACTCACCTTTGCTAGTGCAAGACCACCTGGGTCTATATTAGAACCTAGATTTATATTTCTAGGTATGAGTCCTACTTTTTCTGCTAGTACTTTTAAATCTTCTGCTGCATTCTGTCCTGCTTCGTCTCCATCAAACATTATATCTACTCCCGAGATGTTCTGCATTTTTAGTATTGACAATTTGTCTGTATCTATATTCTTTGTCCCAAAACAACAGATTGCATTTTGTAATCCTTTGTCCCATAAATTTACCATATCAAATATACCTTCTACTAATATTACTTTTCCTTTTATTGGTTTTACATTAGAAGGGTACAGTGGTAGCTTAGCTTGTGGAGGGTATATTAGATACTTAGGTATCTCGGTCATTGTCATATGACGACCATTAAAAGCTACCACCTTCCCTGTTATATCACGAATCGGAAAGACTATACGTCCATTGAATTGTGAATCGTGATGCATAAAAGCATCAAAATGCTTGTATGTTTCTGGTTGTATTCCTCTCCAGTTTCCTTTATAAGGTTGGAAACCTTTAGGAAAGTCAAAACCTACACTTGCAGAGCGTTTCTCTTCTATTGAGGTTTTCAACTTTTGTCTTTTTATCTCTAAGAAGTTTGCTGCTGCGCCAAAGTGTTTGAATAGATTACCCTTGAAACCACAAGAAAAACAATTAAATATGCCTGTAATACTATCAATACGCATACTAGGATTGTTGTCCTCGTGGTCAGGGTTAAGGCATTTGACAACAAAGTCTTGACCTGAGACTTTGAAGTCAATGCGCTTTTCTTGTAGAAGTTCATCTACTCTCATGTAACCAGCATTATAAACATGGTTACTAAGAATACAGGAACTATAATTAGGCTAAGATTCATTAGCCATTCCTCTATTTTTTCCATCTCTATTCCATTTTAGTTGTTCACCGATATCTTCATATTCGGTCATTTTAGTTCCGTCTTTATCTACCTCGGTATTATAATAAAGAGATTTAAATACTACTTCTTGCATTTGAAACCAAATAGCAATAGTTTTACTTGTAAACTCTTTATCAGGCCAAAGATAAAAACAATTCCACCAGTCCTCTAAAAATCTGTGAACAGTTACGTCCACAGTAAAGTTTGGATACTGTTTCTTTATTTCCGCCGCCGCTCTCAGTCTTTGACTTCCAGCTAACGGGTACCATTCCTTCATACAAAGAAGTGGATTTGTTATACCATGTAATCTAATACTCTTCATAAGTTTTTCGTTTACGGGTACTTGCATTATATTTTCTGAAACTTGTGGTTGTTCCAATAAAAAATCTGTACTAACAGTCTGTATCTCAAAGGGAGGCACTGCTACAAGACTTGCGGCTTTCTTGCCAATTCTATCACTAGCCACTAAAATCCGCCATTGCTCTATAGAAACTTTCTAGTAATGTTTCTTTTGGTTGTTTTTCTCCAATCCATAAAAACTGTCCTGTTTCAATTATTTCTCTTTTAATACGTCCATCATTGAATCTTGTATCTATTACTCTACCATCTTGTCTGTCTGAATACCACATGGTAGTAGTGTTAGAATCAAATCCGTGTATATCTTTTATTTGGTTACCCCAGGCTTCTGCAGCGAGTTTATCTCTTACTGCACTTACTCTATCATTATACTGAGTCATGTATATCTTCTCCTGTAGATAGGCTATCTTTGAGTGCGTCTCTATCTTTTGGATTCATTGTGGATTGGGGGCCTATCTTTAGTGTTTCCCAATCCATGACGCTTGTAAATCCTTCCATTTTTGCACTACGCATTTTAGTACAATTGAATGTGATACACTCATCTTCTGGTGACCATGTTTCAATAGTAAACGCTGCATCAGCAGCATCTAAAATACCTTTTGCAAATCTTGCCTCTCCTGTATTGTCTGTCTGATAAGGAGAGAATACTGGCACTTCATATTCTTGTGCCATACTTTTCAAAGTCTTACTGACTTCTATTTGTTCTGTCCAGTCATACTGTCCTGAACGACTTGGTGCGTTACTTCTTTTTACTTGATTTAAGTAATCTACTATAATCACACCATAATCTCTTTGTGCCACTCTGCTTTCTAGTTCTTGCCTTATCTTTGCTAGACTAAGCACAGGGTCATACACTACATCAAGTTGTCTATCATTATTTAGAGGTAGTGTCTGTAATTTTTTATGGAATCCATCAAAATCTTTATTATCATAAAATTCTGGTAATAATTCTGTGCCACCCTCAAATCTTCCTGCCCACCATTCTCCCACACGATTCCACTCAGTAGTAGTTAAGTTACGAGTTGCTAATCGAGATATAGGTATTCGTGCTCCAAGTGCACACATTCTTTGAAGAATAGAACGACTATCCATTTCTATAGTAAAATAGATACTACTTCTTCCCTGATTGTAAACATTATTTGCAATATTTACACAAGTCAAAGATTTACCAGCACCTCTTCGTCCTCCTACTAATACTAAATCTCTTGGAGAGAACTTCATAGACTGGTCATAGTCATCATTTAATCCTAAAGGTAAGAACTTTTTCAAGTCTTTTTCTGAATCAAATAGGGCAATAGTTTGCATATTTTCTTCAGGTGGTTTTAAATCAACACGGTCTCCTATATCTAATACGATATTTTGTAGAGCCTCTACATTTTCTTCAGCATTAGATATAGCGACAGTCTTATCTATAAAACTATCTAATTCATCTAGTATTTCTACTTGTGTGTATTCATTTTTTAGATACTCTAATAATACCCACGCGTCTACATCAACCTCAACGGCTTCTATTGCAAATACTTTTTCTTGTAGTTTTCTATCACGAATGGATAGTTTAAGGTCTTCGAAGGTAGGTAGACCATTGAAATTTTTTATGTGAGTATCTATTACTTTATAAAGTGATTGATATTCTGCAGATAAATAGTTTTCTCTTAGGTTTCCCCAAGATTCAAAATCTTCCTGCGTAATTATTTGCTTCAACAGAGCTGAAGTTAAGTTCAATGTCTACCCTCCCAGATATAAGAGAACAGGGGAAAAAGTCCCCTGTTCGATTGTCAGAAAAAATTAGCTAGATGCTTTCTCTTTTCTAGCAGCGCCATCATAATCAGCACAAGTTAAACCTCTACGGGTTAACATTGTTTTTACGCCTCTTACGGTTTTGCCAATTTCATCAGCAATATCTTCAACATTCATGTTTTGGATATCACTAACCTCAGCTAAAGGATCAGCTTTGCTTGAACCTTTAGTTTCTTTTTGCTTAGGTATAGCGTTAATATCGCCACTTCTAAGTAAGCTAAGCGCCTTACCTCTGATAGAATTAACAGATTTACCGAGAGCTTCTGCGATTTCTTCAACAAAAGACCCGTCGTTTACCATTTGTGTAAATGTTGCTTCTTCTTCGGGAGAGTAAGTTCTAACAGATTCTGGCTTCTCAGCTGGTTTTACATGAGAAGTTAATTCCATAGAAAGAATTTTTCCCTGTATTGATTTTGCAGAAAAATGCCCATTCTCGAAAGAAGCAGCAATGTCTGCGTATGTGTACTGACCTGAATTGTCTTGTACAAATTGTGATAAAGTAGCTTCTTGGTCTTCAGTAAAAGTTCTGTTAGAAACTGAAGAGGCAAGCTCTACATCATATCCCATTTTTCTTAGCTTTGAAGATACACTTCTTGTAGAAGTTTCTAAATCTTCAGCGGCGTCTGCCACCATAGCTTGAGAAATAGGGCTTGTGTTGCCGACGAAGTCCACTAACTGTTGTGTTCTTTCGTCTGTCCATTTTGGTAATGCCATATTTATGTCCTATATTATTTCTTTTAAGTTTGTTATTATTTTAACACCCCTATCTTGGGCTGCTCGTGTTTTTGCAGATTCTATTCCGCTTTCGTTGACTAGAATATTTACATCTTTGGTCAAACTGCTTTTTACAAGGTAGCCCATTTTTTCTAATACTTCTGTTGCGGCTGCCTTAGTTTTATAGCTTTTTAGTTTACCTGATATGCATACTGTTCCTTTTAATAAAACTTCTGTCTTCGGTTTTTCTTTTGTTTTCCAACTAAAAGGTAATCTATCTAAACCGTCTGCATATTCTTCGTAATACCAGTCTAATAAGTTTTGTGTAGCTGTTGGCCCGAGTCCTGCGTCTTTGCAAGTATCTTCTGTAATATCATCAATGTGATGAAGGTGTGCACAGAGTTTAGCTGATGCAGAACGACCAATCAACTTTATCGAGAAAGCTGGTAGAAGTTGAACTAAGTCAACACTCTTACTAGCTTGAATCTCTCTATATAGTTTTACTGCAAGTTTCTCGGACTGAAGTGCGTCTATCATAGTTTCAAGAGGCATTTCATATAAATCAAAGTAATCAATTAACTGTAATTTATCTACTGTTCTAGGCCCGAGACCTTTGATTTTGAGAGTTGAAGCAAAATGCTCAATCTTTTTACTTGTTTTTCCACTACATTTAGTGTTATGACAGAAAAGTTGGTCTTTTTCCCACACTAATTCATCATTACATGATGGACAATTAGTTGGTGGAATAATTTCTTTCATTTCTTCTCTCATCTTTTTTTATTATGTATATTATAACAAATTTCAGTTGCCATGTCAAGATTTATTTTTTGGAAAGTCCTGGAGAATCAACGAATCAATTTTGAAACACTCTGTATGACCTCCGAACTTAAACATGGGAGAATATTTGTCATGTTGGTACTTTTCATGGAGGTCTTGTTCTTCTGCCCATACAAGATATAATGGAGCGTGCCAAGTTTTTAAAATACGAATTTCATACCCCTTAAAACCTTTACTACGCTTTAGTATGTGCCTCCAATCTTTACCTGATGCGATGCCAACTTTGATACATTCTCTTTCAAATGTTTTCTTATTGACTAAAACCACCCCGTAGAGAACTCCATCTCTATCGCATTCTTCGGGGTGATTATCAAAATAAGTTTGATTGTATTTTCCTATACTCATTTATCGTATCTATTTGAAAAATACTTTCTAGTATAAAATACTCTTATATATCCTACTATGGTTAGTAGAACTATGTTTACTGATGTTAATGTGAAAGAACTACTAACTTCTATAACATCTAACATAAACCAATTAGAAAAGAATACTAGAGGGGCTTGTGTTATTAATCCCGACAAGATAGAAAATGATGTTTCTTTGTGTATCATCAAAGTTCTATCATCGGGTCTATCCCAACTTTCTAACCATCTACTAATATTCATTACTCACTGAACCAGTCATAAACTTTATTATCTAACCACTCATCTGCGGGATATCCTTCTAGTTTTTCTTGAGGTTCATACCACTCAAAGTCATCAGGTATTTCTTCTAACCCTAAAGGTTCGTAAACCCAAGCATATACTTCATCTGAATCTAATTCATCGACGTCTGTTATGACTTCTATTCCATCAATACTCCTATGAGAATATATACTAGCTTTACCTATGAAGTTTCTAAATTCATCTTCATAAGTAAACTTTGCCCAAACTTGTGTGTCTAACACTTCATCTAAATGTCTTACTAAGTTTTCTACTAATGGATAAATAGGACTCCATGCAGAATGTCCACTAAAAACACCACTTGTGTCCCAATCTTCTATAGAAACCCACTTAGCGCCCATATGTTCAATACCCCAGTCGTACCAGTTATCTTCTTCAAATGGTACAGAATATATGGGTAATAAATTTGAATCATACTCCGTCCAACCATGAGATGTTTCGCTAGATATAATAGTTCCTAGTCTAGCTAGCTCTGTAGTAAGTTCATTGGTTTTATTACTATGCTCACTTACTGATAAGTCAACATTAAAATATACGTGATTTGCCATTAATCTACTCTCCTAACTATTCTTGGTATTATTTCACCACTTCGTATTACTTCTACACTGCAACCTTTGTATAAGCCCATATCTTCTATATATCTTATATTGTGTAAAGTTGCTTTGCTTACTGTAGCACCATCAATATCTACAGGTTCTAGCATTGCTACTGGAGCAACTACTCCTGATTTACCCACATTCCATACTACATCAAGAAGAGTGGTGATTACTCCTTTTTGTATTTGTTTAAGTGCATAAGCACCTCTTGGGTGATGAGAAGTATAACCCCTACTTTCAAACTCAGTATTATCATTTATTCGAAATACAACTCCATCATCTGGGTATTGAGTCCAATCACTATCCATGACTGTATCAAATCCATACTTACTAAGTTCTTGTAAATCACATGACCAATTAGGTTTTTGAGAAGGGGTAATACCATATGCAATAAAGTGTAAGTCTCTTTGTTTGAATTCCTCAATGTCTTTCAAATTAAGAGCACCTGCTGCATAATTCCTTGCGTTTTTGATTGTTTTTGGTGCTACTACTTCGCCTGTCACTTGGAAATACTCTGGCAAGTCACCATGCATTAATCCAAAGTTTTTAGGAACCATTGTTTCCATTTGTCTTGTTATATCCAGTCCCTTCTTGCCATCTCCTCGTGTCAAGGCTCGGTGTAGTTTGCCGCCTACATAGAGTAAAGATACTGCAGCGCCGTCCAGCTTAGGACTAACAATTACAGTATCTTTATAACTATTAAACGGGTCTTTGATATGTATTTCATTATCAAAGACTTTTTGTAGGGAAAACATTTGAAAGGCATGAGGATAACGGTTATCATTACTAGATGCGCCAACATCTTCATAATTTACTAACTCGGCTAGTCTATCAAATTCTGCGTCAGACATGATAGGCTCTCCATTATAGTATGCAATCGCTGCTCTTCTTAAACTTTCTTTTATATTTTCCATTTATATATTATATCAAAAATAACTTGCGATGTCAAGAAATATTTTTAGTTTAGGTAAATTTCATCTAAAATATCTTTGAAGTGAGTTTCTAAAATATTTTTACTTTCTGCTAGGGAAAGTATTTCTACTAAACCTTCGAATAATCCTTTGGAGTTATTGAAATCTAACTTCATAGCGACACCGTCTTTGGAGGGTTTGAAGTCTCCGTCGAAATCTAAATAGTACTTTCTAAGATGTAGATACTCTATATCTCGAAAGGTATTTATTGTGAGTCTTATCTGTTCTGTGCCATCTTCGGTTTCTGAAATAATTTTTTCGTATATCTCAGGCGCCTCATGTAGCCTCATCTTTTATTCCTCAGAATTGCACTGAGGGGAACAATGCTAGTTACATTCTTGGGCATTAATAGGCGATAAGAATCTGTATCCCAGCAAAAAAGCAGGACTGTATCATTACTCTCTTTAGCCCTGTTCTTTTTGCTTTGGATATATTTATTATCGAAGTCTAAAGTACAAACATTATACTTTAGTTTTCGAGAGTTGGTACTTCTGTATGTAATGATTGCGTCTCCACATTCATTTACAGCTCGTATGAACTCATCTTTTTTCATTTAATACTCCAATTACTATTAAGAAAACTCTTTCTTCCTAGTAATTGGGTAGTATTAATTAGTCATTGATTGCGTTGATAATCCCTGTGAAATATACTGAAGCTTTACCAGTAAGTTTACTAATAATATCTTCATCAATTTCTTGACCTGCATCACTGATTGCAGCTGTCAATGCTGCTGCTGCGTCAGCTTTACTTACTCTAGTGCCACCACTTGTTGATGATTTGCTAGAGCCTGTTGCAGGGGATTTCTTAACATATACGCCAGCTTTAGTAAGAATCATTCTGACTCCGTTAGGGCTTTCTCCTAACTCTTCAGCAATATCCTTAACAATCTCCATACTTGTTTCTGGAGTTGGTTCTGCGTCTGTATACATTTCAACTGCTTGTGCTTTGGATTCATCTGTCCATGCCATGCGTCTTCTCCTTTTATGTTTGAGAGATTCGGGCATGCCTGGGCACCACCCTGTTTGTTCTCTCATTTGTTGGTAAAATCTATCACTCATAATAAATATTATACAATATTATAAGTGCCGAGTCAAGAACTATTTTTAGTTATCCTAACCAAAATGGTTTTTAATTACATTTAGTTTATCTTCTGCGTGTGCTATAATCTCTACTTGCGTTTCGATCGCTTGTACTAGCTCAGGGTGTTCTCCAATTCCTACTGAAGTTCTCTCATAGGTTTTAATATTAGCGTGTGCTACAGCTATTTCTCCCTCTAGTTTTTTGCATAATGCTTCTAATAAATAATTCATGTTTTATTCCTTAATGCGTTTACATATGATACTATAAATGCTTTTCTCTTTATGTCTGACAAAACAATCTGCCATAACGCAGGTGCCGTAAATAAGAAAAATATACTTAATATAATAAGATGTAAACCCTTGTATTTTTGTACTAGTGCTATTTCATAAGTATCAACTAATCTATTGATTATACTAAATGTTCTAAACATAATCATCAACCATGTTGACAGCCAAAACGCACCAACTACTTGTAGTACGTCCATCGCTTTCTCCTTATTTATAGATGTCTATTCCGTATTCTTTTAAATGTCTTAAACTACCTAAATCATAAGCAAGTGCGTGAGACCAAAATCCGCCAATCTTTTGATACCCAAAATATTTTGTGTCAAAGTCTGTCATAGTAATAACAAATATTTGATACATATTTGAGTCATATATTTCTTTATAATTTGTAGCATGTGCTGTACAATGCTTCTTGATGATAGCTATGGTGTTATACTTGGCGGCCCATACTCTTTCACCAATGTTAAACTCTTCTGCTACACATCTTTCAGGAAGCATTGGAGTTCTATGTCTATAAACTGATAACTCTGTTTTTGGCAACTTTTGAGGAACGCCAATGCTATCAATTAAGTTGCGAACAAAGGTAGTAGACCTAAATAACCCTTTTGCGATTTCTGAGACTGTTTGTCCATCTAAATATCTTTCTATTGCGTCTCTTTTCTCTAGGTCTGTGGCCTTTTTACCTCTGTTCTGAGCTTTACGAGTAGCTCTATACTCTATTATATCCTTATGCTCAGCTATGATACTTCCTAATCTTGTAGTATTATAACTAATATTGAGCATCTCACAGGCAACTTTCTTTGTTATCGGCTTCTCGCCTTCCAATAGTTCAATCACTCTGTTAAGATTAGCTTCATCTAGTTTTTCATGTTCTCGTTTTCTAGTCTGTCTCATCTGTGCCTAATAATATAATTGCATAATGAATGATTTTTAATAAATCTAATTCATTTTTGCCGTATTTTTTTCCGTATCTTTTTGCATACTTCATAATATTACCAAGACAAAAACCTTCTCCATGACCTGAATCTATAATAAATTCTGTTGCTTGTATCTTGTCTTTACTGTAATGTTTATCGTATGTCTGGTCAATGTAAGCCTGTAACTGCCTCATTACTTTATCTTCATTGAATTTATACTCTATTTTAGTTTTTCTACTAAATATCGCCATCAGCTCTCACTTCAGAACGAGCTACCTCAAATCCATTTGGGTATCTAGATTCTAGTTTTCTTATGTTTTCTTCCATAACTTCTTGTGGTGTATAACCCAAAGCTGTGCAGCCTTGAATCCAATACCATAAGACATCTCCTAGTTCCCTTTTAAGATGATATCTTTCATCTTCATTATAAGGTTTTCCTTGAAATATAATCTTTTTGATTACTTCCGAGAACTCTCCTGATTCGGCTTGCATACCGATTGATGCTGTGAGCAGTTGCGACCACTCAGTATTTGTTTCTCTTCCTAGTCTTACTAATTTTTCTGCTAGTCTAAGAGTATTTAAACTTTCTTGTGATGTTGTGCTGATTACGAAGTTTGCATAATCATTAAATTTTCTTTGTTCGTCTGTCAATTTCTTTCTCCACTCTTCTTATTACTTGTTTTCTTCTATACCATATTCCTGAATATATTTGTTCTGTTCCATCAGACCATAACACTATATATCTTTTATATCCGTATGGTCTTTCTGAAAAAATCCTTACATCACCATAGCTTTCTTCTAATAACTTCATTTGGGCCACATCATCATTAACATTGTTAGAGAGCAAAGTATTGCTAATGCTACTCTTATAAAAATCCTCACTTAGGTAAACCTGCTTTTACAAACTCACCTATGGTATCTATCTCATCATCTGATAACATTCCTGCTTGTGCCCACATTGTAGAACTCATACTTCCTATCTGGTCTCTATTTTTATATGCGTATAATCTATCTACTATGTATTCTTTATCTTTCCCTGCTAACGCTGGGAATACTCCCATACCTTGACCATCTGGCCCATGGCATGCAGCACAACCTGCCCAAAGACTTCTAATGCTACTAAACTTATCTGCATTTGCTAATTCTTGTTTTCTTGCTTCTATTTCTGCAGGAGTGCCGTTTATTCTTACATATTCTTTATAACACTCTCCGTAGCAAGAGTGACCTCCACCAGCTCCAGAATACTCTAAATCAGGATATATTACTAAGTAGAAAAATCCTGCTAGTATTGGTACTGTTGAAAATGCTAACCCTTTCATCTTGTTATCCTTTGTTCATAGTCTGCATAGTCTTCATTCCACCAGTGTGGTTTTTCTCTAAATTTCCAACTGGCAAATGTTGCTTTATCAAGATGGTAGTAATCACGATACGATTGTATAGGATTACTATAATCTTTTAGTTCATCGGGCATTGCTAATCCGAATTCTGTAAATCCGAGTCTTTGCATATGCACTGGTTCTGGTAAGTTATTTACTACTTCGTGTATGGATTTATGTTCTTTTCCATATCTGTATCTATACTCATCATTCAAAGCATTGCCGTAGCAGTGTGTCCACTCGTGATTGTCTAATGATGACCTTGCCCAGATAGTGCAAGGGTGGTTATACATCATAGGTAAATATGGTGTGATTGGTCTTTCTGCTGGGGGTAGATGTTTTATCTTTGCTTTTTCTTCATTGAGTATATCTCTTTCTTCTTTATTAAGTGCGCGAGGTACAAATCCTAAGAACTTGTCAACCCATATGCTAGTGCATAATATTTGAGCAACTTCTAGTGGCATTTTTACAATGTGCTTATCCACATGGTACTCGGCACACTTGTCTAAATCTTCGTCTAGGTAAAATAAATTCATAATTATATTATACAAAATTTTGACAGCGATGTCAAGTATTATTTTTTGCTTCTTGTATAAAGTTGGGTTGTTTGAAAAAGATTCCGAGAGTGAATCTGTATTGGGGTGCTATATGTGATGATGGTCTTATAGAATGTGGAGTATTTCCATCAAAAAGAATTGCTCTATTTGGTTTGTATAAGACTGTTTGTTCTGCCTCAGTCATTGTTTCATCATAAAAAATAGTTTCTCCATAGTATTCGTTTCTCCAGTCAGGGTTTATATAGTATACTAATACTTTACAATCTCCGTGCGTATGTGGGAACTGAATAGAAGAAGGAAAAGATAAATTAATTGTAGCAGAATCAAATACTAATCTATCTAAAGACTGTATAAGACCACCACTACAAATACTCTCCATAAATTTTGAGTTTTGCCACTCTTTTTTAGTTAGAGTATGGTGTAGGCAGGGATATTGTCTAGTTTCAAAAGTAGACACATCTCCCCAACCTATCTGATAATCTGTAGTAGTAGAGAACATATATAGCCCTTCTCTAGCGTCTTCCATTAATACATTGTCAAATACTTCTATCATAGTTCTGAAAATTCAGTATATCCTCCAATAGACTTTCCATTGACAATTATTTGTGGAAAAGTTCTTGCATTTGGTGCTTGCTGTAGCATTTCTTGTAAGTCATAATCTAGTCCTAGTTGTTTGTAGGTATAATTATATCCTCTTTGTTGTGCTAACTTTTTTGCCATATCGCAGTAAGGGCATTGTTCTTTACCATATATTACTACTGACCATGGGCCACCATCTTCTGTAGGTGTTTCTACCATTTTATCTCCATAATTTACGAAAAGAAATAGCCAATAAGTAGCATAGAAATAGCCATAAATCCAAGCATACATACTTGCACTACTGACATAATTGTTATTTGTTTCATTGGGTGAACTTCTACTACTTTTTCCACTATACTCTCGCTAGGTGAAAGGTTTACAACTTGTAATACCTTTTTTGATTTCATTTATTTACTATTTATTTTGTCTTTAGCCGTTCCAGCATATAAACCGAACCAAGCTGCGCCTGCTCCAACTATAACTGATATTAGACCAGACTGTTCTAATGTTGGGTCTGGTAAATCCATAAACCACATTGTAGCATAATAGAGTAAGAAAATATACACAGTTAAGAAAGCTCTCGGGAATATTCTCCAAGAGTCAACCATGTTTGATAGCCATATCCATCTTTGATAAGGATTTTCAGGCTCTCTCTCATTTTCCATTTCCATTATGGTTTGTTTTAACTCTCCAATCTCTGCAACCATGGCCATAAACTTGTTAAGGTCTATCTCAACTTCATTACGGCTCATATCTCCAGAAAATCTTTCTTGGTTATTTGACATTTTATGTCCTCTTTCTAAGTTTCCTTAGCTTGTGCTTGCGTTACGCAACCACCTATATTCATCACTATCAATATCAATAGGCTCTACTGATGTTGCGTGAATCGCATTTGTCTGACTTTTGAACTGCCCTTGAGTTACGGCTTCACTTATCCAGTCAAACGGGTCTTCAGCTGATAAAGGAACTGTAAATATAAGTTCTACTTTATATCCCTGCTGACCTTGTAATTCTTTTCTTCTTTCTTTCATTTCTCTACTCTTGTGCATTGTTTGAACCCACTCATCAGAATTTTTCTCCCATCTTTTACTATTTGTCATACTTTTTTAATTCCTAACACAAAGTTTTCTGCGCAGTCTTCTGCCCATGATTCACTATGTGTTGGATAATATTCTGTTAGCCCTGGCTTGTCTCCATTTTTCATGTGAACTCCCCAATATCCGTTTTGTCTATCTTTTACTACATGAGCAACTCTATCTCCCTCTATGTATGTGGAGTAGATTTTATACTCGTTGTTTGTGTTTTCCATCTTTTTCCTTTAATAATGTAAAGGCTTCAGTTATATACTCATCTAGGGTCATTCCTCTTTTGTCCGCCTCTTTGTTTATGGCGTCCCACATTTCTTGACCAATATGGTATTCTTTACCTTCAAATTTAATTATCAAATAAGTCAGCCTCTGCTTGTCTACGCCTAGTAAGTCCTTCTAAAACTTTACCTCCTGCCTTATTCCATCTCATAATTTGCGCAGGGACACCTGCATAATCACCTGCATTTAACACCTTTAATAGTGTTGAGGCTTGTAGGTTAGCTGGGCCTAAGTTGTAAACCCAAGATACTAACGCATCGAATTGATTTTGATTTAAGTCGCATGTTACTAGTGTATTTACATAGTTTTCATACTCTTTTAGTTCCTCTACTAACATTTCGTCTGCTTGTTCTTCTGTTATGATATCGCCTTCTACTACATCTTTGGTGTGTCCGTAGCCTATTGTCCAAACGCCTGCTGCGCATTGGTAGGCTTCGAGTTCCAGTCCTTCAAAATGCTTTATCATTTCTAAACCTTTGTTTCCTATTTTCATGTGTCTCCTGTAAGGTGAGCCACCCCGAGAGGTGGCTCTAGTTTTCTTGTTGCTACAATAATGGTAGCATTGCCGCATACATTGTTCCGAAACATATTGTAAACATAACAATAATTTCACAAGTTTCTCCGTCTA